GGGTGAGGGGACTGACAATCTCCGGTGATCCCTTAAAGGTAAAGTCTATGCCGACCTCCGGCGGGAGGTGTGAAAGTATGGCGAAAGCCACGGTATAACAGACAACATCAGTCATCAACTCTCAGGATGTCCTCAACCCCATCCTCCGTCTCACAGACTACAAGAAAAACCGCCTCATCCGCACCGCACCCACAATGCTGGACAAGTATGCATGTTACGATGACGCCTTTGGCACCCTCAACAACCCCATTGGTGGCTACAATGACAGCACAGACTATGACAATGTGCCTAACGGCGCCTTCCCCCATCTGTTCTTCACAGACAGTGCAGGGAACAAGCTCGGCACTGCCTCTCCCGCCTTCGCTGGTGCCACCTACGACGCCGTCAATGGTGTGCCCGTGTACAATCCTGCTCTTGCTCCTGCTCCTGCTGGGAATGTGCAGTCTTACACGATCTTCGTCCAGTGGCGTACCACGGAGCCAGTCTGCCTGTCCCCCTTCATCTTCTCCGACGTCCACGAGTACGAAACCGGTCTCTTTGGTTTGGAAGTAATGGCCTACTAAGCCATCGCTTTGCTAAAGCCTAAGTCGTTCTGAAAAGGAACGGCTACAATACCCTACTGGAATAAACCAGCGAGTGCGGGGATACCCTCAGAGCCTCACATACCACTCACCCCCGAAAGGGAGGATGAGGAACTCGGTTAATAGCCGAACCCAATGGTAAAAAGTGTGAGGATTGGGCGATCCGCAACGATGACTCTAAAGCCGTTATGTTAGGCTACGAGTTCCGTTCAACGACTACACGGGTATATGGGTGAGGGGACTAACAACCCCCGATGACCCCATAAAGGTATAGTCTATGCCGACCTCCGGCGGGAGGTGTTAAAGTATGGCGAAAGCCACGGTATTCACAGATCAACAACATCCAATTAATAATGAACCTGAAGTCCAGCCCTTCCAGCGCCATTCGATCCTGCTCCCGTGCAGGTGTCGTGGTCGGCCCCGCTACCTACAACACAGCGGTGGGTCTTTCGAACGTCTTTCAGGCATCCGTCATCAACGTGACCTTCCTGACTCCCTCTCTGGACGTCCCTCTGCCCCCTAAGAGCGTGGTACCTTATATGGAATTCCCCCGTTACATTACGCAGGGATCCTCAACGGGGCTTCCCATCCAGCCCGGCACAGTCGGCACGGTGCAGTCGCAGACCATCACGCTGCCCCAGATCCCCGACATGCTCATCATCTACTGTAAGCCATCCGTTACGACCCCTTTTGAAGGGGATAACTACTTGCCTCTGGCCAACCGAGCGCAGGATGGAGTAGCAAACCCTATAAGCATAAACTTTGATGTGGCGATTATGGCTTATTAGCCATTGTCGTGCGTAGTCAATGTCGTTTTGAAAAGAAACGGCAACAACGCTCTACTGGAATCAACCAGCAAGTGCGGGAAGTCCCTTAGAGCCTCACATACCACTCACCCCCGAAAGGGAGGATGAGGAACTCGCTTAATTGGCGATCCCAATGGTAAAAAGTGTGAGGATTGGGTAATCCGCAGTCAAGACGCTAAGGCCGCTATGTCAGGCTATGCGTAAGGCTCAACGACTACACGAGCGTCTGCGTTAGGAGATTGACAATCTCCGATGATGCGCAGAAAGGTATAGTCTATGCCGACCTCCGGCGGGAGGTGTTAAAGTATGGTGAAAGCCACGGTATAACAGAACTTTTCAGGTCTCTTGTCGTCTGTAACGACAGAGCAACTCTACCAAATGTCCGTACATAACGGTCTAGATATGGACTATGCGTCTTGGTCTGGTGCTGGGCGATCCTCGTCGGCGTCTTGGACGACACCCTCCACCGGTGGCAGTGGCATCACCCGAACCCAAGGCCAGATCATTCCTCTGGTCGGTGGTCTGCTGGTGCTCAAGCCCGGCACGGACATCACCCTTCAGAGCGGACAAGCACCATCCCTTAACTACGGGGGCTGTATTGCTGTGTGTTAATGTGCAACACACACTAAAAGGCAATGCTTATTGACGATATGCGGGAAGTCCCTTAAGACTATTCTACCACCTGCCTCAGAAATGAGATCAGGGAACTCGGGTAATGACCGAACACAATGGTAATAACGAATAGTATTGGGTAATCCGCAGACCTAACCTCACTCCCGGTATGCAAGGGAAAGGTGTGTGTCTCAACGACTACCAGTCAAGTGGATGAAAGACCTAGCAAGTCTTAATGATTCCAGAAGGTATAGTCTACTCCGACCGCCCCGAGCGGTGTAAATACTGGGAAACCAGCGGTACTAAGTTTCTGCGTAGGAAACTTTACTCTCCAGTTCAATCTTCAAGTCAGGAACAACACCTCCGTTGCCCAGACTCCTTCTCTCTTTGTTATTACAGCTAACTCCGGCTTCTTCGAGTCCATCCGTGGATCCTCCCGTATCATCAAGGGTGTTCTCTCCGAGCAGGACATCATCTCTGCCCCGATGGCGTCTATGATGACTCGCTCCGAGTTGGATCGCTACGTGGGCGGTGGCTTTATGGATAAGCTGATGACCGGCATACGCAAGGCACTTCCTCATCTCAAGGAGGCGGCTCCTCACTTGTTGAAGGCCGTCAAGGGAGAAGGTGGCATGATGGGATGTGGTCCTTCTGCAGGGGGCGGCACAGGCGGTCGCAGACACGCAAAAGGATTATCTGCCCGGTTGTTGTAGATCGATTTTAGCCAAATAAAATAATGTTCAGTTACGATATAGAATGTCTGCATCGCAACTTTCCGGTGGATATGCTCCATCAAGCGTTTCTCTGGTGCCAACCCTTGCAGAGGGTGTAGATGACGCAGGAGTGATCCCCTCATCTGCCCCGCTAAACGCGGGAGCGGTTGTGCCCAATCTGTTGGTTCAATCTGTAGCCGGTGTGTTACCCGCAACAAACGCCGTCACGGCGATCAACATCGTTGAACCCCCTTTTGCTACGTACGCCTCTGTAGGTAACGAGACCCAATCTGCTTTTGCTCTTACAGTCCCGAATGGTTCCTTCGGTGGTCGCACGGAAGGTGCTCTCCAACTTATTTCATACTATGATGGGACTGTCAATTCATTCAATCTGACCTGCCCAAAGCCTTCCGGTGTAGCAACTGCCGGTGATAATATCTGCCTTCTGACTGGCTCCGACCAGTCGGGAGCTGCCGTGATTCCTGCCCTTGCAGCCATATCCGCTGTAATTCCCAATACAGCGGTCAATTCAGCCACCACGCAGGTTCTCGTGACGCTGAACCAAGCAGTTGAAGATGCTACTGCCATCCGATTCTGGGCAGGTGTGACAACAGGTGTCGGATTTCAGATCCGTTCCAACGCCAACGCCACTGCCAACACAACGCTCTCTTGGTTCATCACAAGATACTAAATAGCGCTCGTTCATCCATAAATAAATATCTCATCCTATTTGTAGAAGGCATCCAATGGATTCTACAAAAGAAGTCATCCAGTATATGGATATTGCAGGAAATATGGTGCCCGTGGATCTGACAACTCTCCCTACCACAAAATGTGAATCGCTAGATTGTTCGGGGAATAAGGGTCCTTCTTCCAGTTGCCTTTTATCTTCGTTGCCCTCGCTAAATAGCGTCGGCGGTGTTCGTCTGCGTTCGGGTCGTGTGTTAGAGAGTAAAGTACGTGATCCCCCAGCCCTACAGCCCCAAAGCGAACCAGCGACCCGTTAGCCTTGGGGATCTGTAGCTTGTGTTTTTCATCGCTACTAAAGCCCAGATGCTTATAGGCCAGTCCGTGCTTCTTGGCTTTGGCTCGTGCCTTCTTGAGGTAAGCCTCTGGACTGACTCCTGCATCCTGCAACTGTTTATGGAACGTTCCGGTGGGCTTTTTGCCACCCGTAAAGTTATCCAGTGCATGATTTGCGTAGGCCGTGTAGGCCGTCCCCACAAAAGGCACATAGGAGATGACCTTCTCAAAGAGCCCCGGCGCCTTCTTCTTGTCCCGTACTTCAACGTTAGGAGTAAAACGTCCCATCGTCTCATACAAGGGATCCCCCTTCTGATAGATGCGTTGGTTGGATATATTGCTGCGGATATCCAACGGCTGGACGGCTGGATTGTAAGAGACACCGTTACGTAGGAGACCCAGTTTGAGGAAGGCGTCCAGTATCGCACCACCCAACGAATGACCAACTCCATAATACTGATAGGAGGAGGGAGGGTATTGATTCTGAAACTCCTTGAGATCACGGACATCCTTCTGGAATCGTGCAGAGGATTGTAGCTGGTTGACGGCTGTCATCGCATCTGCCTTGAGATCTGTAGTATCTGTTGGATTCGTGCCACGAATGGCGATGACAATGTCTCTCCCCTTCTCTCCTTTCCCTTCCTTGTAGAATTTGAGAGTAGGAGTGGATTTGACAAGGTTGAACCCAGCAATAGCGGAGGGAGGGTTGGGACTGTAAGAGGCCTTTGCCATCTGCTGAAGAATATTTCTAGAGGGGATAGCACCACCCTTCAACATCTTGCCTCTGCCAAGTTTGAGGGGTGAAACCCTCCCTCCCTTCTTGGCACGTTTGGCAGGGGGAGCCTCCTCTTCCTCCTCCTCTTCCTCTGCCTCAGATTCATCTGTCACTTGATACTGACTAAGATAGGAGAGGGGGCCTTCTAAAATATCATCCACATCATCCATACTTTCTATCTCCTCCCATTCCTCATCAGCAGGATATGGGATGCCATCCCTATCATGCTCCAGCTGATCCAGTAAGGCTTCTGCGACTGCAAAGTCATCTTCCCATTCATCATCTAACTCTCCTCCCTCCTCATCTGGTTGAAGAGCCCGGAGTTGCTGCACAATCGCTGCAACTCGTGCAATAGCTGCGCTACGTTCTATTGTCGTCAAGGCTCCCCCCTTCAGCCGTCGTCCCCCCATCGCAGCACTGACAACATTTCCCGGCAGGTTCATTGCCTTTTCTGCTATAGTACCTTTTGTGTAGTACTGAGAGCCCGGAGGGGCAAAAGTCTTGTAGGCAACCTGTGCGGCCTTCCCGATACCGGGCGCGATCTTGGCTAAGGCATCCACGCCGACATCTGCCACACTCGTTGCAAAGTCCGTGAAGCCCTTGGCGAACTTCTCAAATCCAGTGCGGTGACGGCTACGATACAGTTCTAGACGACGGGCAAACTCTTGGCCGTCGATCTGTGGCAGAGCGTTGCGTTCTGCTGTGCTCATCTGAAGGGGTTCCCCATCCTCGTCCAGCGTTGGTGTGTAGGTCTTCTCCTCTGGGTTCTCGGCCAGATAGGCTTGACGTCCTTCGTCCCACTTCCTATAGGCTTCTGCGTACTCTTGCTGCTCCAGATCCCTACGCTTCATCTCCGCCTCCTGCTCAGGAGAAAAACCGAATCCAGCTCGTTGAAGATTCCCCTTGCG